GGTAGTATTGGTCTGTTATTTGGTCGTATTGCTGACCTGCGTATTTGTATTTGTTGTCTGTTCTTTCTAGGCTTTCTCTTAGATTACCAAAGGGGTCGTAGGTGTACTTGTTTAGTATCTTTCCCTTGTCGTCTACTATTTCTGTTATGTCTCCATGTCTGTTGTGGAGGTAATAGCTCATTTGGGCTTTGTTGTTGGTTTTGGCTAGTAGGTCTAGTCCCCTTATGTAGGTTCCCTTACTTTGTCCTGCTTGGTCTTTTTCTATTACAACACTTCTTCCATTATATGTATTTATTTGTTTTACCACTTGATTAATTTACCTGTCTTCTTTGATTTTTTATTGAAAAATTAATAAGGTGACTATGGAATTTTTATTCCTTAGACACGCTATTCTTAGAAGAAGCAAACGCTCCATCCCCTCGCTTCTAAGTAGCTTCCTTGACACTGCTATATTTTTACAGCAATGTTGTCAACAACTCCGTCCCGTTGACATGCCATTTCCTTGTTGCATAGCCGTATTTATAGCTTTATTAACTTCTTGTTTTAAATGTTCTACCTTTATGGAATTAGCTTCTAATTCAAGGTCTTGCTTTTTCTCCACCAAGCTTGTAACTGCTTTTATAATATCTTCTTTTGTAGAGTCTTCTGGAAGCCCTAATAACTTTAATAAAGTTGTACCTAGTTCATTATCCTCGATACTATCTTCCTCATTACCATTAAGACTATTTATAATAGGTGTCATACCATCTATGGCAGGTGTATTTGTTAAAGCCACTGAATGTAATTGGGCTGCTTTTTTGTCATCTTTTCTAACGTAAATAACAGGAGATAAGTACCTATATTCCTTATTTTTCAAATACATTAGTGCCTTATCTGACCATTCAACTTGACCATATATACCATCAGTAGATATATCAAGGTCTTTTACCCAACCAGCCGCAGGAGCTTCTACGTTTTCTAATGTTTGATGTTCATAATCCACGACAACATCAATTTTTCTATCTTTAAATGCTCTTTTTATTAATTCAAATGATTCCATATCAACTAAGAAATCACCTTTTTGAGATTTAACCATTCCCAACGGTAATAATTTAATTTTATCGGGAACACCATCAATAGATATACTATTTGAAATCATAATTAAATTGTTCATAATGCTATACCTCCTTTTCAATTTTCCTCATGTTCATATGTTAGAACCATGTATGATATAAAAGCTCTTTTCTTAAAGAATATTACTACCTACAAGTGATTCTAACATGTATTTAATTTCGTCTATATCCTTATTGCTAAGTCCTAAATATGGACGTGCAGGGATTGTAACGGAAACGGACTTGTTTTTTCCTCTTATAACTCTTGTATCTCCAAATTGATGTGTTCTTGCATATATCTTATTTGTTCCAATAGCAAATCCAGTTGATGAAGCCTTTGACTTTATACTTCGTCTAAGCATAGCTGTATCAGTAAGGGTTTTACCGCCTATACTACTTCGTGAAGTCCTTATATTTGTGCCACCTTGTGAAGCCTTTATACTGAAACCTCCTTGTGAGGCTTTTATAGAAGGTATCCACTTTTTCCCATAAGGGTCTTCTTCTTTTTTAAATCTTTCTATTGTTTCAGTTCGCATACTCTCTGCTAATGCTAAGTTTACACCACTAAAGTCCATTGAACTAAGATTTTGCAATGTATCTAAAAGCTTATACAAATCACCTTCTAAATGCATACTCTATCACCCCTATTAAGCTTCTTCACCAGTAGAACCAAATACAAGTTGCCATAGTCCATATCCTGCATTACATCTTGAATCTACACCATAGATATATTGTTTATCATAAAATACGTTATCATCATTATCCCTATCTTTAGCTACAAATTTTGGTTTTCTTCTATTTTGGAATATTAAAGGTTTAATAGCTCTATTAGTACATAATAAAAACCACGCATTAGGTGTATCAATTAATTCTGGGACAACAAGAACCTCGGCAGTACCTTTATGAATGTTGGTAGTTCCGTTAATAGTTTCAGCCATTACAATTTGCTTTGCTATTGATTCATTTTGAGGTGAAACAACAAGTAAGTCAGGAATAAGCTTTAACGACTCACCATCAGCACCTTTTATAGACATGATTTTTACTCTAGCATTTCCATAGCTTTCAGAACTTAATTTCTTAGTCCCTTTGTTGCTTTGTTTGATTGTCTTTGAATTAGTTATAGTAGGGTGATTATCTGAAATAAATGGCTGTCCATCATAACATTTTTCAGTAAATGCCTTTGGTAAAAGTCCAAATACTAATCTATCAGGATGCTTTCTTGCATTTTCCCCTAAGTCTTTTATCATAGGCTTATAAATGCCTATTCTATCATCTTCAATATCATTTCTATTCACTGCAACAGTCAGTTCAAAGTCTTTATTTTTAATGCTATAGGTATGAGCTTCAAGATTTTTAATCTCTCTTGAACCAATCCATTCTCTCATACTTGGCAAACTTCCAAGCCATGAATAATTTTCATCAGATGTAACTGACGGTACTTCCATAGCAACTTTTTCATACATTATATTTGTTTCCTCAAAGGTTTTACTAAAAATGGCATTAAAATTTCTAAAAACGTCCTCCATATTGTGCTTATTTATTAACATTTCAATCCTTCCTTTCATTAATTATTATCGTTGTTACATATTTCTCTAATCCACCGTTCACTTAACTTATATTTTCTTGCTAATTCTCTATAAGATAAGCCTTTATTGTACTCTCTGATAATACTATCCTTCTTTACCTCTCTTAGAACCGATTGTACTTTAGGTACATATACGGACGTTCCTCCAAAGTATTCCATAAATGATACTAATGTCTGTATATCCATACATTGGAGAAATTCTTGACATTGATTAGGTAAAGCTTTTACTGAAATATTTTCAATAATGCTTTTTTCTATCATTCAACCTCCCCCTTGATTAATTTCCATGAACTAATCATATAAATAATTCATTGAAAAAGCCATCTGAAACACTTCTATAATTTAATTCAAAATATGTATTTACCTTTATTAATACAAAGAATTTAAGCATAATAAAAAATAGTACCCATGTTTTAAGGATACTATTTTCTGCTATCTTATTGTAAAATTATGGTTGTCGCTTTGTCGCCATTAGTTATTTTGATTCTATACTAATCAATGTCAGTAAACCTTTGTAAAATCAATACTTTCAAATGACTGTCGTCCTTAAAAATTCTACTTGTGAATTTGTCGCTCTTACCATCAGACATTCAATATTATTAAAAATTTCCTCATTTCCTCTATTTCATTTCGCTATTTCGCTAATATGAATTACAGTCTATTCTAGTTTTATCCTCTGCAAGCCTTTATTTGTCTGCGTTTACAAGGGTTTCGTTGATAGCTTTTTCATTATGTATTTTTTTCGTCAATATGTCCTCAATGAACTATTCAATTATTTAACCTTTTCTTAGTATATGACCTTATTGAATTTCCTTGTAACGTGCATTATATCAAGGTTGTGTCATGTTAGTAACACATCAATATCATAACGTCACATAAGTATTAAGCAATTCTTTAAATAGCCGTTATAAATATTATTTGTCAATTATATTGAGAATTTCCTCTATAAACTATATTCCCATTGTATCTTGGTGTAACCTTTGGTATCTCGGGGTTTCCCATACTTTCTATTACCGTATCGTCCGTTCTCTGTTTTTGTCATTTATTTTGATAATCTACATCCTCCCCATCCTCACTGCATGATGCGAGGATGAAACATAGCATAATTAGTATTACAGATAACACATTTTTTGATTTCATAACTATTTCCTCCAATATTATTCTTGCTATGGTGATTACTTCATAATATTAGAGCAAGAATTTTACTTTTTTAAATTATCTGCCTAAAATATCAAAGGGTTGATCTGTATATTTACCTCTATCCTTAAGCTGTTGATCATAATCTGATTGATATTTTAGATTATAGTTTACTTTAGATGTTATTTCCTTAACAGTAGTACCTCTATCAATTATTGAATTCATTCCATTATCATTCCACCAGAATCCAGATGCTCTCCATGAATAATGTTCTCTGACATAGTCAGCACCATCTATCATTATTTTTACTTTAATGCTTTCATCATCAATTGTATCTGCAAAAGCTTGATAATTAGCTCGCCCCGTTACTTGAATATATCCAGCACCTCTAAATCTATAACCATCTCCCTCTTGATTATTTCCTAAATCTGGTCTATTTTCATACTTATTAGTGAAATACTCAACAGGATCACCATTATATAGTTCTCCCTTCCATTTTCCTTGTCCAGATTCTTTAATACATTGTCCTAGGAAATACGCAATCCTATTCTGTGTCGTTATATCATATTGTATTAAAGTTTCATTTAAGTCTGTGATCATATCATCAGTGACTGTAGCATTAATAAAAAGTTCTTGTAGTTGTTTTTTAGTAACATATTTCTCATTAACCTTACCCTTCTCCTCATCATCAACATCTCTTAATCGCTTCAAATATTCCTCTGCACTAATAGGTCCCCAACCACGTTTTAATGCATCAGTTGTCCAATTAATATTTGATTCAGCCTCAAGATTACGAATCTCTTCTTCTACAGCAAGTGACTTTAGGGTGGGGTCATTAACCTGGGGGCTATCATTATTATCTGTTTCACATTTCGCATACCCACTAGGATCAACATACTTCAGTGGATTATTCGCTACATAGGCATATAGATTGAGTCCATCTCCTCTGAAAGCATCCTCTTGTATGAACCTTCCTATCTGTGGGGCGTAGTATCTGGATCTGAGGTAGTATTGGTTCGTTGTTTGGTCGTATTGCTGACCTGCGTATTTGTATTTGTTGTCTATTCTTTCTAGGCTTTCTCTTAGATCACCAAAGGGGTCGTAGGTGTACTTGTTTAGTATCTTTCCCTTGTCATCTACTATTTCTGTTATGTCTCCATGTCTGTTGTGGAGGTAGTAGCTTATTTGGGCTTTGTTGTTGGTTTTGGCTATTAGGGCTAGTCCCCTTATGTAGGTTCCTTTTCTTTGTCCTGCTTGGTCTTTTTCTATTATAACATTTCTTCCATTATATGTATA